TATTATGTCGCTCTGCTGTAAATTTACCTGTTAAGTCAATATTTGAGTTAATTCTCACGATATTTGAAGTTGTTGTTTCTAAAAATATACTTGTATAAATACCATTATCTATTAGTGATCTTGTTTCTACCTCAGCATTCATGTATTGATAAAATATATCATCGCTGTCAAATGGTAATATGTCAATATATATTTCATTATTAATATATATCATATTGCTATCATCAACAATATTTGAATTAAAATGTGAGAAATATGTAATATTACAATTAAGATACTCTGGTAAAAACACGACATTACTATAATTATATGTAAAATCATAGTTAGATGTAACGTTATCAATAAGGGAAATGTTGCTAGAAAATGAATCTTCAATAATTATAACAGATGATTTAGAATCGTCAATAGTAATAGTGTTATCAGTAAATGATAATTGTGGTACTAATAAAATATTGCAAGTAAATAATTCAGTTGTAAAATCTAATGTACACGTTGTAATATTATTCGTAATGTCATAATTCGTTACGTTTAAAGTACTTGTTTTATAATTATTAAAATCAATATTTAGATTAGATGCATTATAAAATATATCCAGATTAGAATGAAATGTTTTATAATTAATATTGCTACTTTGTGATACGCTTGTTTTGAATAAGAAGTTGGGGTCTAATTTATTAATATAAGAGATGGGATTTAGATTATTATCAATATCTGGAAAATAAGATACACCATAATTATAAGTAACCGAATATTCTTTGCTAGTATTATTCCATTCGGATGCTAATCTAGATAATAATAAATTATCTGGAAAAATATCAACAACGCTATCAAAGACATATTCGGAAGTATATCTACTTGTAATTGCCATAGCTGGTGTATCATAATCTGTTTTAATAACAAATGATTCTGCTAAAATATCGTCATTAAATCCGAAACGCGCACCTTTCCTCAAATTATTTCCATCAAACGCATCAATTGTAAAAACATTAGATGATTCGGGTTCATTAAAAACACTTTGATTTGCGACATCAATGCTAAATCTATAATTATTTTCAAAACTAGCTCCTGATAATGTATGATAAATATTGCTTGAACCACCTGTATATAATAAGTTAATGGCTGGTGCATGGTGGTTATTTGTTAGTTGGAGACCATATTTATTAATATCATCTATATGAAAAGCGACATTACTATTATTATCAATATTATTACCAATACCGATATGTGTTGACGAACCCAAAAAATTGCCACTTTCATCAATATTGTTTTTAAAATTATAGAATTTTTTGTAATAATCTTGGTGATAGAAACTCATATCAAAATTAGTATGTTTATCGTCATCACTTGATAAATTGAACTTTATCATATTTTTAATATTACCCGTTTTTTCGTAATTATCATCAGCGATCATTAAATTACAATTATATATTGCGAGTTCAATAAATGATGAGCAATTATTAGAGGTATAATCTGAATATGTTATAAATTTAGCTACTGCCAGGTTAGAGTTATCCTGTTTAACAATAATAGGAATATTTGTTTTTTCTATTGGGTCAACAATGACACTTTTCGTGGGAGTATAAAGTATATTATATCCGGTATAACGAATATCATTATTAACCGAAGGTAAATCTGATTCGTCGTCAAGGGCAGCATCATTATATTGAGTTGTTTCAACCGTAGTAATATATTGTGTAATTTGCGTTAATGTGTTTAGGTTATCTAATCTAAAATTATAATTACTCCCGTATTTATCAATAATATTAATATTACCATGTACATCTAAATCTCCATATATAGACATCGCAGCATTATTATCTTCATAAGATACTGTATCTTTATTGACATCTATGTGATAATTAGAATTTTCAGTATTATAATAAAATGACATACCATAAGTTTTTGGTTTTACATCTTTATCAATATAACCTATTTGCAATGGCCCAACACGTTGTATATTTCTGGAATCTATGTCATTAAAAGTATGGTTTTTATAAATAAACCATCTTTCAGCATTTCTATCAGTATTTAAATTTCTATCATATTCGCAAATATCAATACCGCTATAATCTGCGTTATTGTTAGCGCCACCGCCCTTAACACCACGATATATTCTTAGAACCGAATAATTATTATCTTCTGTTGTTAAATTTCGTAATTGTAGAGGTACAGAAACATCTTCACCATTCCATCCCAAAGATATTTTTTTATTTGTATAAAAACCATTAGTGTCATTGGCAATCTGTAAAGTTTCAATAATTTTGTCATTTTGATAATAATAGTCGGAATTGATACCACGTTTAACATTAAGACCTTTCATATTGGTAGCATATGATGTCAAATTATTATAATTAATACAAAACTTATCTGTTTGCGAATCATAAATATTGAAAAAGTTTTTAGGTTGATAAATAAACCCTTTTGTTCTTTGCATTTCATTGCCAATTGTTAAATAGTAGTCTCTTGCGGCTACTTTACCTTCAACATCTAATTCGTATCCAACTCTTGCACCCAATTTATTAATACCAACTCTTTCGCGGTTTAAGGACAAAGTAGGCGGTACTGATCTGATATTAGGCAAATAATAATTGCTGGTAATATCTGCCATATCAGTGGAAGGGTAAAAATAGATATTGTTATTTTTACCAATAACTTTATTAGTGTTAAATATTAGACTATTATCACTATAATCTAATCGCGATAGGCGACCAATATTAGCATAATATTCTTTGCCTTCAACAGTATTTTTCATTGTAATATCAAAATTATTACTAGTTGTAACATCATCTTTGATAATGTTTAAAACACCATCAAACCCGTCGCTTTCAGTTAGCCCAATTGCCATTTTTTTAGGAAAACTAATATTACAATTAGCATCAAGAGTCGCAATATTGCTATGAACATAAACGAAAAAATAGTTACTACCATCTTCGCTTCTAGAATATGTTCCGTAACCCGTAGCAGGATCATCGATATCGATGGGTATTATTTTACGATTTCCGATATAAATATCATCATTAATTTTTAGTTTATTAATACTGACACTTTGCGCGTTGTTAAAATTAACTTCATTATCAAACTGTACTATACCGGAAAAATTAGCTACATTATCAACTATTAATGAACTTGTTTGAATATTATTATTAACATTGATGTCATTATCAATAGTTAAATTGCTTGTTTTTAGTAAATCATTTACTGTGATATTATTAAAATTATATAGGTTTCCTAAAAAGTCACCTTCCGATATTTGCGCACTATTTATTACACTTATACCCGTTGATCTAACATAAATATCATCAAGAGCCTTATGAGTATTGGTGTAATAATCATACATTATAATTTCATTAAAACAAGATACGCCATTAACTTGGAGTTTAATATTTTCATCAATAATATCTTCACTTGTTATTTCACCGTTATTTAGCACTTTTCTAGTATAATCTTTGGGACTAGTTTTGTTAATACCAATAGCTATATTGTTATTTTCGTCAATTGCTAATGCGGGATATTGATTAATATTAGTATATATTGGTATTGCACTTGTGCCATATAATTCATCTATATTTGACGAGGATTTACTAATATGAAATTCTAATGGTGTACCTCGCGTAGTTGATATTATAGCGGGGGATATGTTAGAACCACCTATAATACCAAATCCAAATTTTGTAGGTTCTTCTTCATTATTAGTATCATTTCTAATTGCGATATGCATGCTATTAAATTTATTATTAGCGGTTGATACAATATTTAATGGATGTGTATTATCATATGTATCTACATGACCACCGAGAGTAACAAAATTAGGTGTAAAAACATTTTTAACAAAGTAATTATAATTATAGACGTCATCATAACTTGTATTAAGACCGGCTTGAAAGGGTTGATTTGCGGAAATATTATTGGCGTTAATAATAAAATCCCTAATTAAACTACTAGTTAAAGGGTCGCCATCTAATATGATATCATTGAGTTCTAAACCAGCGGCTTTAACAATACCTGCGCAATAAAAGTTTTTATCAACAAAAAATGAAGTATCGGAATTTAAAAAATTAGAACTAGAATTTCTGGATGTGTTAACGGCGACGCCATCACTGTTAACTAATAGGCTCCATTTGGTATTCCGTTGATTATCTTCTTCCGGATAATATGTTTTTTCACCAACAACAAGATACTCGTTTCTGTTTAAATCTAAACCATCAACATTAATGGCATTTCCATCAGCGCCAAGTTGTAATCCAATTCCAACAGAATCGAGTTGTATTGTTGGTTCTATACCTTGATTGCCAATAAAACTCATTTATTATGTTATTCTATTTAAAAGAAATATACTATTAATATTTATATATATATCTTTATGTATAAAGAAAAAATGATATATATATATAATTCATATCCTAGACAGTACAATGAAGAGAATAGACAATATTCATAATAAAACGAAAGAAATAGATAGTGTAAATTTGCCTTATAATAATAAGAATGTGCTTTTAAATGATGAAAACTTACGAGAATTATTTGATTCCAATGGGTTGAATGGTTTAAAATATAAAAATATTAATCTATATCGCGTTGCTTTTGTTCACAAATCGTATTGCACAATGAAAAACATTGATTTTAATAAAAGTAATATAAATTGTCCGAGCGATTGCCTACCTTTACAAGATGTTTCATACGAAAGATTGGAATTCTTAGGAGATTCGTTACTGGGAATGATAGTAGCAAATTATTTATATAGTAGATTTCCCGATCAAAATGAAGGTTTTTTGTCAAAAATAAGAACTAAGTTAGTAAATGGCAAAATGTTAGGATATTTATCTGATAAGATAGGATTTCCAAAATTTGCAATAATATCTAAACAGGTTGAAGACTCTAATGGGCGAAATAATTATAAAATAATGGAAGATATATTTGAAGCATTTATAGGAGCCTTATATTTAGACTATCAATCGGAAGATGATGAAGTAATATTGCCAAAAAATATAAAATTATCTCCGATGACAGGAGTAGGTTATTACGTAGTAGAATCGTGGCTAATATATATTATTGAAAATTATATAGATTTCAGTGAATTAATAAGGGTAAAAAATAATTATAAGGATATGTTAACATCACATATGCAAAATTATTTGCAAGATATTCCACAATTCAAGGAAATAAGTGTATCTACGAGGGATAACTATAAAATTTTCAATTATTGTGTTAAGGATAGAAATGGAACAATAATATCAACATCCACGGGAAAAAGCAAAAAAGAAGCCGAAAATAATGCTGCTCTTGAAGCTTTAAAATATTATAATATAAATGTCAATGAATATAATTCAAATATATAAGTAATAATGTTTATATATTTTCAAATAGTTATATGAAAATAACACATTTAGTACTTTCTGGGGGAGGTATGCGGGGTGTTATGTTCATTGGTGCTATAAGATATTTATATTTTGAGAATTTGCATAAAAATATAACGCATATTGCGGGGACATCAATAGGTTCTATCATAGGATTGGCGGTTGCATTGAAATTAACTATACAAGAGATGGAAGAAATAATATTAAAAGGAAATCAAGATTATAAATTATGTAATATTCCCTATAAAAATTGTATTAAACTAATAACCGACTGTGGTTTATCTGATGTCAATATTTTTTCTAATTATTTAAAAGAATTTATTTATACTAAATATCCTGATATTACAAATGAAATAACGTTTTCATATTTATCAAAAAGATTTGGAGTAAACCTTTATGTATCAGTTACAAATATATATACATGTAAAAATAAAATATTTAGCGTTGATACGACACCGGATGTGTGTGTATTTAAAGCATGTTCGGCATCAATGGCTTTGCCAATATTATTTAAACCCGTAAAGATAGATGATGATTATTATTATGATGGGGGGTTTACGAATAATTTCCCTATTAAGATTTTTGAAAATGTACCAATGGATAATATATTAGGAATGATATTATATAAAGCATTTTATGAGACGGAAATACCAGATGAAGAGATAGTGAGACCCAAAATTAGTTTTATGTTTTTATTAAGACAATTTATTCAATTATATGAAAAAATAAGAACACGGGCAGTTTTAGGAGAACTTATAGATAATGATAAGATAGATTATTATTATATACCAAAAAATATACCGGATATACCAATGATGAATATAGAATTAGAAAAGAAAGGTTTAAGAATAAAATTACCAATAGATTTGTATAACAATATGTTATATGCGGGATTTGAAAGTATGTCAAAATATATAATAGAAAGAAAAAATAAATTATTAGAAAAGGAGAATAATAGATATGAACTAAATATGTAATGTGTTATTAATAATAAAAGGCTTACTGTTAATAATTTTACCAGATGGTTTACCTTTTTTAAAAATATTATTAGGAGCCGTTATTAGATGTGGAATTATCATATCATTAATTAAGTTATTAAAATTTTTATTTGTTTTATTTCTATTGGTAAGTAATGCTTTACCTATGCTATTTAGTTTATTTAATAAATGGTTTGTGTATTGTGAAACATTATCAGAAGGATAATTAGGATAATGTGACCATGATTTACTTAATATTTTTTTATTAGCAAATGCGTGAATAATTCTCATATAATCGTCTATAACCTTATAAGTTAATATATTACTTTTATCAATTGATTTTGCAAATCCAAAATCAAAAATTAGCATAGTATATTTGCAGCTTTTTAAATAATAGTTAATGCCATTTATTTTGTAAAAATAATAGCCTTGTTCAATGTTTCTTTGGTATAAGAAATTACCATAATGACAATCGCCATGTGTATAACCAATACTTTGAAAAGACATAATTGATAACATTACTTGTATAAAAACATTATAAACCAAACTATCATCTTCGACATAAGTTTTGCTTTTACACAACTGTTTCAAATCACCATGTGCTAATTCGTTAAGATTAACAAAATAATTAAGGTTTTTAATAATTGGAGGGACATTAGACGATATATTATTGCATATAAAAGTTCTGTATGTAAATATAAAATGCCTGGATAATTTTTTTTTCATTATTTTAGTTGTAATATGTTCATTTAAACATTTTTCAACACTATTGCTTCTATTAATTTCCATAAGTTTAGATGCGATAGGGTACTTGCCAACGGCCTTATCAATTGAAGTTATATATATTGCACCATATTTACTGTTTGAACCAATTTGTTTTTGCAAATTAATAGTATCATCAATTGTATATCCTTCATAAATTTTTTTTTTTTTGATAAACTTTTTGCTTTTCAAACAAGATATTTGCTTTACCTTAGCTATTTTACTATATATATATTTATAATATTGTGCTCTATTATCAATATTATATTTATTGGAAACATACATTTTCAAGAAGTTTTTAACCTTGTTATCGCCTCGCGATTTAGAGTCGGATATGATGTCATTGCTGGAAATCTTATCAATTTTACTCATAGAAATTTTATTTGATATTTTTGAATATGATAACGTATTTTTACTATAAGCATTACCTTCTTGAAAATATTTTTTCCGGTTATTATTGGAATATTTATTCATTTTCTATACTATTATATAATAAATATATATATATAATAGATTTGTAATATGGAACCATATGTATTTGTACTAGATTTAGATGGAACTATAATAGGGGATTGTAGTTATCAATGTGATTTATATAATTTGCAAGATATTTTCAAGCAAAATATTAAAAGTTTCAATAAATCAACAGCTGTTTCATTTAATAAATCCAAAAAAGAATGTGAAAAAAAATTAAATGAAAGTTACAGTAAAGACTCATTATTAATACGCCCACATTTTATAAATTATATGCATACAATAAAAAAATATTATCCAAACTCATATATATTTGTGTATACAGCATCCGAAAAAACATGGGCCAATAAGGAAATAGGAATAATAGAAAAACAAAATAATATAAAGTTCAATAGACCTATTTTTACGCGCGATAATTGTATTGTTGATAAAAATGGTATGATTAAAAAGTCAATTAAAAAAATTATGCCTCAATTATTAAAAACCATGAAGGTGGGAAAAACATATGATATAAGTAAAAAATTATTAATTATTGATAATAACCCAACCTTTGTTGATTATAAGGATAATTTTTTATTATGTCCAACATATAATTATATCCAGTTTAGTAATTTATGGCATGGTATATCGTGTAAAGAATATGTAAAATGTAGAGAATTAAAAGTTTTTTTATCAAAAATGATAATACAAAAAAGAATGCATAATGTGAAGCAAATATCTAACCAAGAAAAGCAAGAACGGATATATAAGTGGTTATATAAAAAACATAAAAGTATTAATAGCTATAATTGTAGTTATGCGAATGACACATTTTGGAGAGACCTTACATTATTGATAAAACATCATAATATAAAGGAGTATAATAAAACAATTATTGGATCAATACAAAAAAGTATAAAGAATTAATATAACTATTTATAAAATGATATATATAAGTTTTGATATTGGTATTAAGAATTTAGCTTTGTGTATTCTTAAAAAAACAGATAAAATAGAAGTATTGGATTGGAGAATAATAGCAATCGCCGAAAGTAAAAAAGAGTTAAAAGGGATTGATGATATATCAGAAAGGGTTTATAATGAAATGGATATTATAGTGGGGTTTTTAAAAGAGGCTAATATCAATATGATAGACTATGTATTAATAGAGAATCAGCCATCCAATTTAAATGGTATTATGAAAACGATACAGCACATTATATATAATTATTTCAATTTAATAAAACACTGGGATAAGGATGTGGATAATGTAGTATTAGTTAATGCATCTTTAAAATCAAAAACGCATGAATATGTTCCCGATATTACATATGACGAAAGTGAAGGAAAAAAGAATGCCAAAAATTTTAGAAGAAGTAAATACGTTTATAATAAGAAATTAAGTATAGATATATGCCAAAATTACATTAAAGATAATGAGAGACTAAAAGATATTTTTGTAAATAATAAAAAGAAAGATGATTTAAGTGATGCGTGTTTACAGGCAGTATCTTATATAAGAACAAATATTAAAAATGAATCATTAGATAATTATAATGTATTATATTAAAAATGAATATATTATTAATATCAATGTATAGTGATAAATGGGATTGGAAAAAGCAACATAAATTATATAGGAAAGCGATTGGGAATAATGCAAAATTAATAATTAAAAGGTATCATGATAATGCGGGGATTAAAAAAGTACTAAAAAAACGCAATATAAGTGGTATAATTATAAGTGGGTCAGATTATTTTATATTAAGGAAAGGGTCTCCTCTGGTGCCAAAAATTGTATTCAAATATAAAATACCAATATTAGCAATATGTTATGGTATGCAATATTTAGCATGTAAAACAAGTAGAAGTAACATTAAAAGTTTTAAAAAAGGTATGAAAACTTATACAAAAAAGCTGAAAATGACGGTACCATTTAATGTTAAAAAGTTAGAGTATACATATTTTCATCAAGATTATGTCGTAAGGATTAATAATAATTTTAATGTTATTAAACGGATGGGGAATAAAATAGTTATGGTGCATGATAAAAAGGATAATATCTTAGGGATTCAATTTCATCCAGAATATATATTAAGAACAGGTAAAATATTTTTTAAGTGTTGGCTTAATTTTATAAAAAAATAAGCGCGTATTCTAATATATTTATATTTTATTGTAAATATATAAACATTTGAAACTCAGATAATATATAATATGTCATTAATATCAAATTTAAACAATAAAAGTGATGATTTAATAGAATTAAACAAAGAAAGTTTCAATAATAATTCTTTTAATTTCAACATACCAAAAAATAATGGTATGAATAAGGGGGGGTTTATAGACGATGGCTTATTTAATAGAAAAAAAATAAGCGACGATGTGATATCAATGTCGTCGCGTTCTTCGCGTGCAAGTTCAGTTGGAAATAGCAATTATGATAAAGCAAAATATATGAAAAATATGAAAAACATATATAAAAATAAAAAAATAAATCGCGATGACGATATGGATAGTACTTCTGGGAGTAGTAACGCGAGTAGTGCCAGTAGTGCTAGTAGCGCGAGTAGTCGTAACAATAAAGGTAATGGCGTGAAAAAAAGTGGTCGAGATAATAATTCAGACACTACAAGTGAAAGTGGTGCGAGTAGCCGTTCGTCACAAAGTGGTAGCGATGGGTCAACGACTGGTAGCGATGAAAGTAGGGTAATAAAAAGGAAACATCTAAGTCCCAAGGATATAATTAGGAATGAGATAAATGAAAAACGAGAGATAATATATCAATTTGAGAGAATGGAATCTAAGGGATTTAAGATACCATTTAAATTCAATATGAATTCTGATTTAGAAGAAATGAAATCGGAATATAATCGTATTGTAAGAGAAAAAGAGCTAGATGGTAGCGTAAGATTTCAACAGAAGATGTTAATGGCTCTTGTATCTGGTGCGGAATATATGAATTCTAGATACGATCCATTTTCGGCAAAACTAGAAGGGTGGTCAGAACAAGTGAATGAAAATATCAATGATTATGATGATATTTTTGAGGAATTGCATGATAAATACAAATCATCTGGTAAGAAAATGGCACCAGAATTAAGGTTATTTATGTCATTGTCTGGAAGTGCATTTATGTTTCATTTAACAAGTAGAATGTTCAAAGAACAGCCCATGCCTGATGTAGAAAATGTATTAAAATCAGATCCAGAATTGATGAAACAATTTCAAAATGCGGCTACAAAACAATATATGATGGGTGGAGGTGGCACACAAGCACCGGCATCAAATAATATGGGAATGGGTGGTGATAATATGGGATTATTTGGAATGGTAAGTAATTTGTTTAGTTCATTGAATAGTGGACCAAGTTCATCAGAAATGCCCCAATATCAAAGTAATTTTAATAATAGACCGGTTGATGATGTTGAATCTATAATTAATAATGTTCATAATAATATATCTGTAGAGGATGATATAGATAATCATATAGAAACTTTATCTGTAAGTGACGAAGAAATAACATCTATAATAGAGGATACAGCCGATATTCAGATATTAAAAAAATCAGGAAAAAGAAAGGATAATACTAGAACTTTAAATATATAAAAAAATAATTTGGTTTCATTTATCTTTTTCTACGAACATTGGTTATTTTTTTAGCGCTTTTTTTAACAAAAGCACCGATATCTTTTGCGGATTTAGCGATTCTATCAGGGGTAGATTTAAAGGTACGCATTGGGTTACGGATAGTTTGTTCAACTTCATCTTCAAAAACCTCGATGCGGTTTAAAAGGGTGCTTAGTGTGCTTATTAGTATAGGGATGATGATTATTGTAAATAATAGGGTTAGGAATAAGAATAGGGATATCATAGTGCCGATTGCGATTATATCTCTGGTCATATCTTCGGAACACTTGCACTTTTCGTTAGTTAAATAGTTAACATAATCGAATGCGTAGTAAATATATACCACAAATAGTAAGAAGAATACAAAAGTCGCGATAGCAACTAATTGTACAAATACACTACCCATGCTTCTCGCCACGGATTTTAGCGAAATAAATGCAGTTACTAAGAAATATACTAATGCTATTATAGTAAAGTTCTTGATAAAATCTTTGTTAGGATGTTCGGAACATTCGCACCCAATATTTTCTAACTTGTATAAATATGTATATATTATTAATAATAATATAACAAATATCATTTGAATTATTAAGCTACTGTAAAAAGATAGATTGTTTTCTTCCCTCATATTATTTATTATGTTTCTTACTCTATATTATAATATAGAAATTATTTATTTTCCAAATCCAAAATATTATATATTATAAATTTTGTAGAACTATTAAATTTTGAATTATTTATTTCTCTGATTTTATTAATAACATCCGGTGTTTTTGTTACACTTAATATTTTCAATATTTGGTCTAAATATATATCTATGATATGCTTATAGACCTTATTTTCTTTTATAATTACGATTGTATAATCTAATAATGAGTACAATAAGGTTTCTATTTCTTTAAATTTAAATTTCAACCATATATTGTTAATATTATTAACATTTTTTTTCCATTTCACATAGTCACAGTATAAATCATATTCGTCATTTAGTAATAGTATATCATTATCATAAAATGATTTAGGTGGGTCCCATTCGCGCAATTCTATATATTTTTTCCATTTAGAATCTATATAATTATCCGAAAAATCTTTATCAAAGAAACTCAATATATTATTATATAAATCATTTTCATTTAGTTTAATATATTCCCATATTATTTCTATGACATTCTGATTATCGTTTGCTTTAATTATTTCTTTAATGTTATCATATAATGATAATTTATTTTTGGTTGTTATTTTATTAAGTAAACCGAGTATTTTACGTTTCAATAATGAATTATCGGTAAAATCAGGAATTATAATATGAAATCTATTTTTTGGAGCTATTGTTTTTTCTTTTTTATTATAAACTTTTTTCGCCCATATCATTTTAGGGTCATAATAGGATTTAAAACAGTTATAATTTTCACTTAAATCAATAGCTTTATTCTTAATATTTTCCGGTATTTCCTCAATTTGATCATATCTCTTTTGAAAATAAGCTATATCTATTTTAATAATACTATCATTCATTGCAATGTATAATACTATATAAATAATCTTATATAATTAAATACATAAGGCATTGTTAATATTATATATAAAATGACGCTTGGTATAAATAGCATTGAATCGTTTAGTGATTTTGTAAACAAGTTAGAAGAGGTTTATAAGAATCAATCGGTATATAGAACTCTTATAGTTTATGGTTTAAAAAAAAACGGGGCTATTTATAAATATTTATTGGAAAATAATAATAATACCGTATATATGATAAATGAAGATAAATATTCAAACTATGATAAATTAGATTGCAGAATATTAATGATAGAACAAACTAATTATGAAAAATTTATTGATAATAATGGTAATAATTTTTTTAGTCATTTAGTTAATACCCCATGTTGTAATAAATAATAATCTGTTAGTATTTTAGAAGTATATATTAAATGGTGAAAAAAACATTTAAGATTGAATATATTATTTTAGCGACATTTGTATTAATATTATTTGTTTTAATGTTAAACAGTAAGAATATATGCGAAACTTTTTATAACAATAATAAAAAATATAGTTTAGAATATTATTACATGGACGGTTGTGGTCACTGTGATGAATTCAGTAAAAGTGGTATTTGGGAAAAATTAGAGAGCGCTAATTCGGATAAGTGTAAATTTGAGAAATATAACATGAAAGATAAGATGGACAGAATTAAAAAGTTTGATATACAAGGGTTTCCATCAATATTACTTATAGATAAATCCGATAACAATGATAAAATGGTTAAATCATATGAGGGGGCCAGAACATATGTTGATTTAGAAAAATTTATTAATAATATATAAGATATTATTAAGGTATTAATATAACAATAAAATGGGTGGCGGTTTAATGCAACTGGTTTTAACGGGACAAATGGATGAATATATAACAACTAATCCGTGTATTAATTATTACAAGTACGTTTATAAAAAACACACAAACTTTTCATTAGATAGCTATGAGACTCCTCCAATAAATAATGCGAGTGGTGGATTTTATCAAAATGTAAAAATGACATATAAGATTGAAAGGCGCGCAGATTTATTAACAAATATGTATTTATCATTTAAAATACCTAATATATATTCTAACAATGAATTAAGATTTAGATGGGTTGAAAATATAGGTTATAATTATATAGATCGTGCTGAATTATTGATAGATGGGAATACGATTGAAACATTATATAGCGATTGGATGAATATTTGGAATGAATTAACTAATAAAGATGGAATAGAATACAATAAGTTGATTGGTAATGTTGCGGAATATACCGCACCTTATAGTTTTCAGGCAAAATATACACTTATTAATAATAAGTTATATAATATTAATTATCCAGTATCTACATTTGCGAGCAGTACTCCGAGTATTAAAGAGAGAGAAATACAGGTGCCATTAAATTTTTGGTTTACGAGGAATCCATCACTAGCATTGCCTTTATTAAAATTAGCAAATAATGAAGTAACGTTAGATGTATATACTAATAAGCGCGCGATTGAAGGTTTATACAAGGTATGGAGTAATAAATTGAATACATATGTATCAAGTAGTTTTTATAATTCTCTACATAATTCTAACATATCAATTAGAACATTTATAAAAAATAAGAATCACGATGTTCAAAATAAATTACATTTGACATATGTATTTTTAGATAGTATAGAAAGGAGTAAAATGCTTCTTGAAACGAATAGTATGGATTATATTATAGATACTGTTAAATTGACTGAATTAAATATTGACACATCTGCGCAATCTACTGTAACGTGTGATATTACTAATGCTAATAATCATGTAAAAGAAATTATATGGTTTATTAGAAGAAATGATATGTTAGATAAATATAATAATTATATTAATTACACAGCATCGCCCGTATACTCCGAAACTATGAATATTATGAATAAGGCAGTTATTAAATGGGCCAATGATACAAGTCGAGCAGATTATAATGCAGAATATTATAATAATATTCAACCATATTATTATCACACTAATATACCTAGAACGGGAATATACTGTTATTCGTTTGCATTATTTCCTGAGAAAATCAATGCATCAGGATCATATAATAATTCGCAAATTAAAACATCTGTTACGGTAACAACTAATAATTATAATAACGATATTATATTCAATTCCATACAAAATGCGACAAAAGCTATATTAGGGGAGAATTATGAATACAATGTGTTATATGAAGCTAAATTCTTTGTGAAAGAATTGAATATTCTTTCTATAATAAATGGTAGTGCGCAATTGAAATTTGTTTAATTTTTTTATTCATTGAAAGTAGTAAGAATGGATTTAATTGTATTGGTAGTTATATTATTAGCAGGATTTATAATAAAATATCTAATTGATGTCATAGCGTCTCTAAGTAAAGAGATAAAGGAGATAAAGAATAAATGTATAAAACCCTTTGCTACTACTAATTTAAAAGTAGAAACTATAACGCCAATAGAAAAAATGAATAAAGATATTGTTAGCAGTATGTCAAATTATAAAAAGTTTTTTGATTAAAACACATATAAATAATATAGCCTTATATACATTAATAATAAACATAAAATGCCAAGAAAGTCAAAAAATCAAGATGAAAAAGCAATAGAATTGAAAAAGAAGAAGAACTTAATGAATACTATGGTAAAAGACGTAACACTAGTTGAAAATGAAGATATTATATTACAATTACCAATAACAGAGGATATAAATGACAAAGTAGATAATGATAATATACGCGAACAACCAAAACCTTACGAACCTGATTGTTTTTATTTAAATGATTCAAATCATTATAATAATATACAGGACAATAATCTAGAAAACATTGATACAAATAGTGAATTTATGTTAGATTATGGCTATTCAAAAGATATACTTAACAGTAACAATAACTGTTATTGGTGTTGTCATCCGATAGAAAACAGAGCATATGGAATGCCTTATAAATATAATGTTAAAACAGATTCTTATGTTTTATTTGGTAGTTTTTGTTCTCTTGAATGTGCCAATGCTTACAATTTCTCTTCTCATTGTGGTAGTGATAAGGTATGGGAAATTAATAGTTTGATACAAATGTTAAGTAAACATTATGGGTGCAATAGACCAATAAGACCATCGCCTTCACGGTTTTTACTAAAAATCTTTAATGGACCATTAACAATCGAAGAGTTTA